AGCGTGATCACCACCGGCGCCATGCACGTCACCCCACGGGTCTGCTGCGGCCGATCGGCTGAGAACAGGTGGATGATCTCGTCGGCCGGCACACGGTTGGCCTGAGGCGAGATCACGCGGATCGTCGCCTCACCCGGGTGGTGGTTGTAGAGCCAGTAATTGATCCGGGTGCCGTCCGAGTCGTATTCGATCCCCCGGTGCGTCCACCCGCCATCTGGTGCGCCAGCGTTCGCCAGCCCGTCCTGGGTCTCGGCAATCCAGTCCGGCTCTAGCACCTGCAGCTGCAGCGGGATCTTCAACCCCAGCCGGCGCATCTTCGCCGCGCTCGGAATCCGCATCCGCACCAGCACCTCACCCGACTCCTTCCAGCAGCGGACAGCCTTAACCATCAGCCCGTCGAAGCTCGCCAGTCCCTCGAAGTCACACTGCCGTGGGTCCATCGCCCAGGCCCTGAACTCATCCGTCGCACGCTGCCCCCGTGTCCCACCGTTACGCCGGCCGGCCTTCGCCTTAAAGCTCCACCCCTGACCGATCAGCGCCGCCTCCCACAACGTGATGATCCGCTGCGCATACGGGTTGTTGCGCACCAGGTCGCGAGCACGGTCGCGCTTCGTGGTGAACCCACGGCCGTTCGCTGCGTCCGCACTCGTGTTCTGCGTCAGCCAGTTGTCCACTCGCCGGCCGCGGCCGTCGGCGTCGTACCGCCGCAGCTGATCGAGCTGCAGCCTGGCGGCCTGCCGGCGCACCGCTGCCCGGGGGGCAACAATCGAGATCAGCTGATCGAGGACGTTCATTCGTAGTCCCTGGCGGTGCTCACGTAGCTCAGCGACATCGCACCCGACGACGGGGCCAGCTTCGATGCGATCAGCTGCCGTGCACGCATCAGATCACCCATCGACTGGTACTTCACCACCTTGTCGTCATAGCGGACCTCCAGGTAGCCCCCGGCGATCGCTTCCTCGATGGCCGTTAGATGGGCCTGCGTGAACGTGCTCATCGGCGCCACATCTCCCCTGCCATGCTACTCAGTCCCAGAACGAGGATCTCGCCGGCGCTTCGCTCGACACTTCAGCCGCCGCCTGCACTGGCGCTACCGTTGTCTCTTGCCCCACCAGGCCGCTGTTCGCGGCTTCTTCCGCCCATCGCTCGTCGCTCCAGCGGTCCGCGCCAACCAGCGCTGCGCCAGCCCTGGCATAAACCCTGCAGTCGAGGGCCTCATTGCGCGGCCGCGTCTTGATCCACTCGAACTTTGTGTACCCTCGCCGGTCAACCGTGTTGGTCAGCCGCTCAGCGCACAGCTGCCTGAAATACTCCTCCCCATACATCGGGAAGTGACACCACCCATGCGGTAGCGGCTCGCCATCCTCCTCCGGTAGCCGCCGGCGCAGCCACCCATAAAGCTCACTCTTGGCCGTACTGGTTCCTACTGGCCAAATCTTCACCCCGCCTCGTAATGCCTTGCCATTCCGAAGCACCTCCACCCGCGACGGCGTCCCGATCACACTCACCTGGGTTTCGACGCCCTTCACCGCAATCACACGGTTGCCGGCCTGCTTCCGCACCCACCGCTTCACCTCCTCAGTTCTGAAACCCGAGTCGATCGCTGTCATCCTGATCGGCAGCCGCTGCCCATCGCCGCGGCCGAACTCCGACCGCACGAACTTTGACAGCTCGCGCCACACCGCCGGATCGGCCGTGTCCCCCGCCAGCACCTGGTAGTCCAGGCTCCAGCTCTCCATCCCAGGTGCCCAGCCGACCACCTCCAGCTCAAGCCGGTCCTTCTGCACGTCCACACCGCAGGTGATAAACGCCACCTGCTCGGGCACGGTGCCCAGCTCATACCCTTCGCGGCGGTTGTAGAGCGCCTCCCAATCCGGCGCCTCGCCATCGTCGTTCCAGCACTCCGCCAGCACCGTGTTGGTCCAGGGTTTGAGGTCGGCCGGGTTGTCCTTCGCCTTCTCATAGCCCACCGCTGCCTCAGTCCAGCTGAACCACCCCAGCGGGCTATACAGCCCCGACAGGTGGTAGCCCTGCACTTGCCGGTCAGGAAACAGCGGCTCCCACCAATCGTCGCTGAACACCTCCGGGTCGTACCACCAGGCCTTTGTATCTTCCTCGATGCCTTCGCCGCATTCCTCGCAGATCAGCACCGGCGGCTGTCGCAGGGTGTTCGGCAGGCCCGGGTCCTTTGGGTCGTACCGCATCCGATCCCAGCTGATCACCTGCCGATGCCCACAATGCGGGCAGGGGAGCTTCAGCACCTGCTTGTTGCTGTCCTCCCACTTGTTCCAGATCGCACTCCGCCCCGCGATCGTTGGCGTCGACGTCCAGCACTTCTTCGCCCTGGTGCCGAACGTCCGCGTCCTGGCCTCCACGATCGCCAGCGGGCTGCCTTCCTCGTCCACGTCCGCCGGCCACCGGTCGATCTCATCACCCGCCAGGAAGCGGATCGGCATCGACGCCAGGCCCGACGCCGCATTCGCGCCGCCCAGGATCAGGAAGCCCCCGGCGAACTCCTTCATCAGCATCGTGTTGCCGCCGTCCCGCTCTCGCGGCGCCTTCACCTTCTCCTGCAGGCTGGGCGACGCCTCGATCATCGGCGCGATCCGCATCTTCGAGTACCGCTTCGCCAGGTCGATCGTCGGCTGCACGAACAGCGTCGGCGCTGGCTGGATGTCCATCGCATAGCCCATCCAGTTGTTCAGGCTCTCGCTCTTGCCCAGCTGGGCGCCGAACACCATCACCACCTCGCGCACCTTGCTCGTCGCCGACAGGTCGTCCATGGCCTTGCGCAGGTAGGGAGTCCGGCTCGTCCGCCACGGCCCGTGCTCACTCGAGGCCTTCGGGCTAAGAATCCGACGCGCATCTGCCCACTCGCTCACCGTCAGCAGCGGGTCGGGCAGCAGCCCACGCCAGAACGACTCGAAGCACAGCTCAGCGGAGGCGGGCATTGCTCAACGCCTCCAACGCCTTGGTCTGGTGCCGCTCGATGATCAGCAGCACATCCTGCCGCTGCTCGGGCGTCAGCCCGCCCGCTGCCTTCGCAATCTCCCCCACCATCAGCGGGCCCAGCCGCAGCACAGCGTCCTTCACCTCCTTCGCCACCTCGAACAGCTGCCGCTCCACATCCGCCTTCCGCACCAGGCTGCCATCACGCTCCTGGTAGTCCAGCTTCAGCAGCATCGCCCGGTAGCCCTCGGCTGCTGCCTTGGCCTGGCTGTAGGTGGCCTGGCCCCGGCCGGCGCCTGGCACCATCGGCTCGGCGTCGACTACATCCTCGCCACGCGCACGCGCCTTGCCCGTGTTGATCTGCCCTGCAGATCGCACCTTCTGCGGTGCCGTGTTCCGATCCCACTCCAGGTCCGCGATGTCCGGTTCAACGAGCCACCGGTTGCCATGCTTGCTGATGCTCTTCACCAGCCGGCCCGACTCGATCGCTTTCCGCACCGCGCGGTCGCTTACCCCACGGCGTTTCGCATAGGCCGCAGGCGTAATCCCCATCAGCGCGCAGCGAACTTCACCCGGTACCCTCGCGCCAGCAGCCCATTCACTACCGCCACCGGCGCCTCACCGCACAGCTCCACCTCACCCGCCGGCCGCTGCAGCTCGCACACAAGCTCCACCAGCTGCGACGGCAGCATCATCGTGTGCCCTCGCCCCTCCAGCATCTCGTCCACCGTCGTCTCTGGGCCCATGCTCCCCAGCCGCACACGCAGCGGCCATGGCCTTACATGCCCGTCCTGGCCCCACTGACAGCCGAACACCACACCAGCGACCTCAATCATCAAAGCCCGGCAGGAATTGACGCCTCCACGGGAACAGTAGGACCGCAGGGCCTGTCACCTTCACCACGCTCGGCCACAGGCCACGGCTGCTCGTGTCCACCCACACCCACGCCTCGACATCACTCCAGGCCGACGCCTTCTCCTGCAGCGCATCAGTCGGCGATGCGTCCACCAGCAGCATCCCTGGCCCTGGCAGCTCCAGCAGGGTCAACCCCAACCGCGCCGACAACGCCGCCGCCAGCGGCTCACCATCGGAACTCGCCGCATGCACACCAGGCCGGTCGCGCCACCTGCACTGCGCAGCAATCAGATCCACAGCGGCATCGAACCCGGCCCAGTGGAGCTCGAATCGCGGGGTGCGGTTGTTCATCCCCTCCCGGGCACCCAGGCCTTGTTGAATCCTGGCGCCACCTTACGCACCTGGGCCGGCATTCCGGCGCGGTTCAGCAGCCGCACCACTTCCTCGGATTCCATCCCCAGACGCTTCTGGATCGCCCGCTGCGGCACACCCTCATCCGTCATCCGCCGCACGATCTCAGCCATCCGCACCACCGCATGCGTGCCCCGCGCCCGGTTGTGGCGGATCGTGCTCATCATCCGGTGCACCGGATCCAAGCCCACCACCACCACCGGCACCTGCACCGGGCCCAGCTCGCGC